CTTTGACGGATTTGCCAATTATTGGTCCATATATGACTGCTACGCAAATTGGTGCTAATGCAACTAGCCGTGTGGCTCAAATGTTGGGTATTCTCGTCCGAATATTGTTACAGATATTATTCAGACTAAGCCATCTCCAACTGGAAATATGGCTAATACTGATGCTGCCGATGGTGCAATGAAATTGACTTTGGATAGTAAGGCAGAATTAACTGTTGACTCACGAACTGTTGGATTGGACGGTACTGATGAGATGGGTATTCTTGATTATTGCAAGCGAGAATCTTTTCTAACACAGTTCACTTGGAATCCAGATGTCGGCCCCGATCAATTATTGTGGAATACTCGTGTGTGTCCAATGCAATTGGATAATTATAATAATGAGATCCACATGACACCGTTGGCTCATATGTCCACAGTTTTCAATTATTGGCAGGGATCTTTGAAGTTCCGTTTTCAGGTGGTGAAAAGTGACTTCCATAAAGGCCGTTTATTGGTTAGATGGGATCCTAATGCTAATTCATCTAATATTAATTATAACACGAATTACTCACGTGTTGTAGATATTGCTGAAACTGATGATTTCGAGATTGTTGTTGGTTGGGGTCAATCGCAACCCTTTTTGCCCTGCGGATCTCCTTTTGATACCGGTTCCAATTTCTCATCGGGACAGAGATTGTTACCGAATGAGACTAGCAATGGTATGTTGGAGTTGGCAGTATTAAATGACTTGGTTTGTCCTGGCATTGATGCACCAATTACCATCAATGTGTTTGTGTCAGCTTGTGATGATTATAAGTTGGCTGCGCCATCTAACGAGTTGCTTATCAATTATCACCTTTTTAGTGATGGTGACACTCGTGCCGACCCTTCAGATGTGAAGAAGTTCCCATATGATGAGAAGGAAGTTCTAGAATCACAGAGTTCTAGTCCAAATGTAGAAACTGGTGATACGACAGCCTCTGATAAGCCCACTTCCCCATCTGAGCTTGCAGTCATTGGGTCTAAGTCTGATCAAGACGATCCCACCTATTCCGTATTCTTTGGAGATCCACCCTGTTCAATTCGTGAATTGTGCAAACGATACACATTTACGCGATTTTGGTGGCCTGTAAATGCAAATGGGAATTCTTGTAGGATGACTGAATTGACAAATAAAGACATGCCATATCATACCGGAACCGATAGCGGCGGTATCGACGAAGCCATATCTAGTGGTCAAATTACAGTTGGACCTACTGCTTTCTCCTCATGGTTTGCTCCTTGTTATGCAGGTTATCGTGGGGGATATAGGAAGAAGTACATTTATTATGGTAGTGACTCTCCTGTTACTCCATTAGTCATGCGACGAGGACCAATTAATTCTGGCAATGGTGCTTTTGTTTCACACGAGTTTCCTTTGAATGCGCCTGTCAACTACATTCAGAAAATGATGAGTCGGTGGGCAGGCGCTTATACTGGAAATGGGGCAGCAGCAACTAGTACATTTGTCAATAATACAATCGAAGTTGAACTTCCATTCTATAGGGAAAAGAGGTTTTCTTCCCCACGTATCATTACTGCGCAGAATTTGGATTGTAACTCACATACTGTTATATCTCCTTCTTTGGAAGTTGGAGATGGTAGTTCGATTCGTAATCACCCATTTCAGCAGTTTGATGCTGTGGCTGAGGATTGGACTTTGTTCTTTTTCACTGGGGTTCCGCGTTATTGGCAATATGATGTGACTGAA